AAACTGCCCAGAATAGGTGTTTCAAACGCCGAGTAAATGGCATCGACATTCGTCAAATAAACTTGATCTGTGCCGGTTTCGTGTTGCCAGATGGTGTAACCATTNGCTGTGATTGTTGTGGCGCCTACAGCGGTGCTGGTGGGGTTTGAAACCGTGTAAGTTCCTGTNCNACCCGAGCCAGTTCCCAANCCAGTAATGACCATCTGATCTGGTACTCCCAAGCCTTGGAGAATCTGACCCACAAAGATGGTTCCATAGTNAACAGAGGTAACGGTCAACGTAGTAGTAGTGACCGAGCCTTCAAACGAAACAATCGGAGTGGCATCCGTTCCGCCCCAAATGGGTTTGGGGAACACTTCAGTAAACGTGCCCGCAGACCGGTTAGCGCCCGGTGCAGATCCAGCGTCATACCAGATCTTGTCTTTGACGTTATAGATGATCGCATCGGTGCATTCAGTCGCATCACCGCGGGGATAAAACCACCAGATCTCGTTGTAGCGAGGAACTTTAGATACCCACACCTTTTGGCGTTGGCTGAAGTTCACGTTATCAAAGAACCAGTTTAAATTCTGATCATTCTTGATTTCTTGCACCGTACCGTTGTACATCAAGAACCGATCCACGCCGCACCAGTAGTAAATGCCATCGTATTCAATGACGGAACTGGACGACATGATCGAACTTTGTTGGGTGATCAAGTCATAGCGCCAGTAGAACGTTGATGACGTGGTTCCTGTGGTGACTGTTGTCGGGGTGTAGGACACGCGGATAACTGAATCCAGCGACCAGAACAGCCCAGAAGGTGATGTAGTACCACCACGAACTGGAAGCCCCTTCACGATCTTTGTAGAGGCCACGTTGTTGGCGTTGGCGTCAGACGATGTCCAGTTGGTGAAGTCACCAGCCGCACAGTTTTGGATCAGCCCGTTGTTTCCGTACACAAACAAATAGGGGTAGAGCATCACAACACCACCAGACACGGAGATGTTGTTATCGAATGTCAATGTCACCGTGCCAGATGCGGTGGCGGCGTTGTTCAAAGTCGCCGTCCACACCCCAGCCACGGTGGTGGCAGACACCACATAAGTATTGGCAGGGATGCCAGTTCCAGTTACGGTTACCCCCGGCCCAATGCCAGCGATGGTCGAAGCAAACGTGACGGTTTTCAGCGTATTTGTTGTTGTCCCTGCGGCCGTAAACACACCGACCGGCGCCAGAGTTGTACCAGTAAACGCACCAAACAATGGGCGGGTGTTGGTAGTGCTGGAGATGTATTGAAGATTTTGTCCGGGGTGAGCGATCAACTGAAGTTGGTTACCGCCAGTTGAATCCCAACCAATGTCAAACTGCCACAAGTTGTTGGCGCTTGGCGTGAATGTCGGTGCGGTTGGCAACGAGAATGGTGTTGGCCCAGTACCGATGGCCGTCACGTTGTTGGTGACCCATTGTTGAATGCCTGCGCTGTAGCCAGAGATGATGTAGTTGAGGCCGTTTGAAGCGCTCATGGTAAGACCACGAGAGATGCCCGAAGCGTTCAAGAAGGCGCCGGTGTAGCCGCCAATCTTTCTAGGCAGGCCACGCTGGAAACGAACCCACTCACCGTCGACATAAGACGGCGCAGCAAATTGAGTTCCATCCCGCTGTATACCCGGCGGGATTTGTAGGGCAATGACTTTATCGGTCAAAACGTGCCCCCGCTGATGCCGTTAAGAACGGTCAACCCGGTTGAACTGAAATAAGCTGCCTCAGAACCAGCCACCGTAATACCCAATTGGTTTGAGTTGGGGACATACAAACCGGTATTTGTGTTGCCGGTAAAGTTCAACGATGGGTTTGTTGATGAGCCAACATTCAATGTCAACGTGCCAACACTGTTAGAAACTGTTGAAACGGCGTATACGTTCGTGCCATCACAAACCATGGCAATCGTGGTGCTGTTCGGAACAGTTGTTGTTGCACCGCCAGCCACGCTGGTCTTGAAGGTCATCGTATACGAGCCACTCGTATTATTGGTGATGACGTAGAACTGAACCGTGGAAGGAACAACCACGTTTGTGTTTTGGCTTAGGACACCAGAATACTCTTGAAGGGTATACGAGGCTTGCGTTGCAGACAGCGTGATCGTGGCGCCAGCACCGGTAACAGAGATTTGTTCTTGCGTGAAATTGAACAAAGTGCTCTGGCCATAACCCCAAGTGCTGTAACCAGTTGATCCATCAGAAACCAGAGAGAANGACTCACCAATCTGCAACTGGGTTGATGTTCCCGCTCCGTCNATCTGGTCGGTGCCACTGGTCTGAATAGTCAGGATGCCAGTACCGTTGTTCTTGACAATGGTGAACCAGTTGATCCCNACAGTCGCNGANGATGGCAACGTAATCGTGCCAGCGCCACCTTCCCAGACCGACAACTGCGATTGAGCATTTGCGCTCAGAGTTGAATTGGAGTAGTAGTTCACCAAAGGCGTTGTGGTGTTCAGCGTGTTACCGATGGCATCCAAGCCATACCCAGCCAGAGTGGCCGCATTGGCAGCCGATGTGCCAGCGCCAAATTGAACTTCAGTCCATGTTCCGTTGACCGTGCTGTTGTTGGTCAGCCAGATGTAATACGCAATGCCGGGCGCCACAGAAACAACCGAGTTGCCAGAGTTGTCAGCCACCGTGAAAGTGTAAGAGCCAACGTTGCGCACGATGATGGCTTGGCCGGTCGACACCTGAGTGGCAGGGGGCAACTCCAAAAGCAGCGCAGAGGCCGTAATAGCCTCAGCCGTGCCGATGGTTTGCGAGATGCTAATGGTGTATGTACCTGTGCCGCCAGAGCCGCTTCCAAGGGCTGTAATGGTCGTTCCTGAAGCGATATTAGTTCCGGTGATCACTTGACCCACGGCAATCGTTCCAGAGGTCACAGAGGTCACAGTCAACGTCACGCCTGAGATTGTTCCGCGGAAAACCGCACCGCCGATGGTGGCAGTCACGTCAATGATGTTGGCCGAAACAACCGTGTTGTTACCGTTGATGGGCCACGACAAGGGCGTGTTAGCGCTGATCGTCAACGACTCGTAAGAAACTTGCGAGGGGCTGACTGTTTGGCCAGTAAACGGATTTGTATAACTTTGTGACATGGTTTGCCTTAACTATCAACAGCCACCGCAGAACGGTCGCCAACGCGGGATACGTCTTCGGTCTTGAGGGCGTTCAATGCTTCGGTAAACATCTGACTCCACAGAGCCAGTCGAGCATCGTTCTTCAAGAATGGGGCTGTTTGTTTCAATGTGCCAAACAGCATGGCATTGGGTGCATTCTGTGTGAGCCAGTTGGTTTGGTTGTTTGAGTCCAGCGGCTGGAGTCGGGTGTAGCACAAAGCCTCAAAGCTGTATGCCGCATCAGGTGTAGGCGCCACAAACCAATGATCGTAATCGTAGTCAGCGTAATACAGCGGCTGTGCGGTTGCGCTCACCACGGGCCAGTAGTTGTTCAGGTATTCCAGTTTGCGCAGCAGCAAGGGCTGTTTATTGCCAGAACCGTCCACCAGTGTCATGGACACAGTCTTGCGCCAACGTGCGGGCTTTTGGATAACTGCGCTACCAGCTTGGAGGGTTGAATCAACAACTTCCAGTTGGCCCAATGTTTTGATTTCTTGGGCGATCTCAAACTCAGCCAAAGAAATGGCTGTGGGGATGAAGTTAACGACCGCTTGGTCTTTCCGCTCCAAGTACTGAAGGACGGTACTCGTCAAGGAATCGTAGGTCAGTACAAATGAGGGCGTGGTCATGCTTTATTTTCCCATTAGGCGGTCAGAACAGCAAGGGCTTGCTCTGCGTGTTTGCGGCGGTCTTCCAGCCCAATTGTCCCACCATTGATGATCTTTGTGCACTTTATGAAGTCCCAAGCTTCCGCGGGAGCGTTCAACTTGTGCGTGTCCCAAAACCAACCAGCGGTCAGGGCTGCGTATTCTGGGGTGGCGATGAGTTCGGGGTGCATGACGAAGTCGAACCCGAGCGCTTGTCCCGCGTGATAATAATTTGCGTGGCCGGTAAGCTGAACGCATCCCCGCCCTCGAAAACGAAACCCGTCGCCAGAAGCTTCGTCACGGTTGCCCATTCGGTTTGCGTAAACCATGTTGGCAATTTTCTTTGGGTTTCCTGCATATTGATTGGCAATCTCTTGTGTGGGGAAGCGTTTATCCCAAAGCCGCATCAACGTAGCCGCTTTATAGTTCAAGTTCTCTTCCAGAATCTTAAAGTTGGCGCACTCATGGCCGCACTGTCCCAAGAACATGGCCTGTTTCTTAGGCGTGTCGATGTGGAACCGCTCGAAGGTCTTGTTCAGCCCATCAACCCAGTCGGCGCTGATGCCAAGTTTGTGGAGTTGATCACTGTTTAACATTGACCTTGTCCTTTACTGCGTTGTAGGTGTCGATACAGGCGTTGAGGCGGGTGATGGCGAGGTCGCCGTCTGCGGCGATGGCTGCAATATCTTTAAGAGCCTGTCGCTCAGTGTCGGACTCATTGGTTGGATTTCCTCCGGCAGTTCCGGCATCTGTACCGGCTTGAACACCACAGGTGGAGGGGAAGCGCAACTCGCCAGAGTCAATGCGCTTAAAAGTATCAGTTTTCTTGGCTTGAATAGCATTGTTTGCCTTTCGGAGTGCTGCGGTCTTGTCTTTTAAGGTTTGGGCCAACTCAGCCTCTTTGGCTCGAGCCTCGGCGTTCAACCGTTCGATCTCGGCTTTGTCTTCAGCCACACGGCGCTCATAGCCCTTGTGATCTGCGACGTAATAACCGCCACCCAAAGCCATTACCACGCCACCGATTTGCATCAGCAGAGCATAGGTGGCGATCACCGGCAGCAGTTTGGCGAAGTAACTGACCCCATACAAGGCCACGCCAGCGATCATGGCTGCGCAGGCGATGACGTAGAACAGATCACTGAAGAAAGTGAGGAACCAAGTCATTCTGCCTCCTTTGCGGCGGCGCGTTCGTTGGCGATCTCTTCCCGCTCAGGATGCAGGTGATCTGGCTGCGTAGTAGGCGGAGGTGGTGCTCTCCACGATTCATCAAACTCAGGGTTCACAAACGTGGGCATAGCGCCGAAAGCTTGGCTTTGCTGTGGCACACCCATAGGCATCATGGGCTGGCCCATTTGCTGGCCATAGCATGGTTGCATTGTTGGCGTATTGGTGGCCGCTTTAACCCCCGCCAACGTGCCTGCAACGCCGCCAGCCACACGCTTGCCCACGATGCCACCTATACCCCCAACCAACAGCAAAACGATGTCGTTGAGCATCTTTGTATAGGCTTGGTCGATGGGAGCCATTGCCTTGATCGGCTGCACAACAAAGGTGACCGAATACAAAAGGCAGATAACGATGAAGAACAGAATACCCGTGATGGCAAGCACCACGATAGCCCAGATGCGGACTTCGATGTCTTCAGCGCTTAGGCGGTGATCCGGGTGGTTGCTGAACAGATTCAACTTGTTTCTCCAGAACTGGGGCGACTAGATAGTCGGGACACGTCTGCGTGAACAGACACCGAGGACGTTGGCACTCAGGGTCTTGGAAGTGATCAAAGTCCTGACAGGTATACCGATACCGGTCAGAGCAACCACTAATTGCGATGATGCACAGGATGGCTATTTTTCTTAGCATAGTCAACGGATTCCTGTACAAAAAGAAAGCCAATGTAGCCAAGCACGACCACCAAAACGATAATCAGAGCCGCAATGAAGAATTCTTCTTGCTCTTGCTTTTTTGCTTTAGCACGGTCTTCTGCGGCTTTGGCAGCAAACTTATCGGCTGCATCCATCTTTCCAGCACGTTCGATAATCTTGTTCCAGACATCGACTTTGCCGACTTTCATGAACTCAAGCTGGTAGTGCGCTTTGATTTCCCGAACCTTATCCAGCTCCAGCTCAATCTGCATGGCAATCTGCATATTGGATGCGTTGCCAGACGATTTGGCTTCAGCAACCGCTTTCTCTGCATTGTTTGCTGACGAAAAAAGACTGCCTAATGCTGGCCCTAAAGACTGAACGTCTTGAGCCGTTTTGGCCGCTTGCTTAACCANACGATACTGCTT